CAAACCCGAACTAAAACCGAGCGAGCAAATGGCCTTTTTACAAAAGAACGGATTCGAAACGGTGATGAATAAATCATTGCCGGAAATCACCAATGATATTTTGTCCGAAACTCTGATGAAATTGCGCAAGGATTACGAGTATGAGATTGACGGAATCATTGTCGCCAATGACGCCGTGTACCCTCGCACTTCGATGCCTTTGAAAAATCCGGCACATGCTTTTGCATTCAAAATGGTTCTTTCGGATCAAGTCGCGGAGGCCAAAGTGGTGGATGTGATTTGGAATGCGAGTAAGGACGGATACTTGAAACCGCGTGTTCGCATCGAACCTATTCGTTTGGCGGGCGTCACCATAGAATATGCAACGGGATTCAACGCGGCGTTTATCGAGAATAAAAAGATCGGAATTGGTGCGATTATTAAAATCATTCGGAGCGGAGATGTCATTCCACATATCCAAGAAGTGATCACTCCGGCCGAAAAAGCCAAGATGCCGGATGTAAAATACGAATGGAATTCGACGCATGTGGATATTATTTTGGAAAATAAATCGGAGGATTCTACCGTGTTGCAAAAGAATGTCACTGGATTCTTCAAAGGCATCGAGGTGGATGGACTTGGTGGCGGAAATATTACCAAAATTATAAATGCAGGATTTGATACTGTACCAAAGATTGTGAAAATGACCAAGGCGGATTTCTTGACGATTGATGGCTTCAAGGAAACAATGGCCGTAAAATTGTCAAACGGAATTCGTAATAAATTGAATGAAGCCAGTCTCTTAACGCTGATGTCCGCGTCGAATATTTTCGGGCGCGGATTCAGTGATAAGAAGATCGAACTGATTTTGAACGAACTGGGTCCGGCTATTTTGACATCGGACGATACGGAGGAATACAAAGTTGAATTGATCGAGGGACTAAAAGGTATGTCGACAAAGACGGCTGAGACTTTCATAGAAAATATCCCTGAATTCTTGGAATTCTTGGAAGAGTGCGGTCTAGAATCCAAACTGGATACGGTGAAAAAGCAAAAGAGTCCAGATAAAACGCACGCTTTATTTGGAAAATCGGTTGTTTTGAGTGGGACGCGCGATAAAGAGTTGGAAAAACGGCTGAAAGAAGTGGGTGCTATAATAGGATCCTCCGTTTCCAAAAATACGTTCGCGGTTGTAACGCCGGACATAGAATCGGATACGGGGAAAGTTGCAAAGGCGAAAGAACTGAATATCTTAGTTGTAACTCCAGAAGAATTTATGCGTAAATATATATAATGGTAAAGGTGCGTTCTAAATTATTATCGAAATCAACGAGTTTGCTCTATGTTTTATTTTTTATTGTGGTTGCGACGGGATTGTATTATTTATTTAGGGATAATTTTAAAACGAGAGAGGGACAGAATCTCTGTAATTCCGCGAATTGCGTCGAGTGTGGAATAAAACCGCCGGATGATGATCTTAACTGTAATAATGCTTGCGCGACGGGCCCCAACTGCCCTACCCCGCCTCCGCCTAATTGAAGCGACGCACGGCAACTAGGTACACACCGTGTCGCTTTTTGTGGAAGATAGAGGTCGCCCATATAAAAATACCCAGCGACAACAAGTGATCCCGAATATCTGAAATCTTCAACCGCGTAAACTCGACAAAAACGCGTCCGGATCGTCTTTATTCATGATGTAACAATTCGTTATTTCAGCAGGAGAATAAAAACGATCTCTAATTTTCGAAAAGGCATTTAAACCCTTGTTCGCCTTATAAAAATGGTTATACATTTCTTTAATCACACCGCGAGATGCATTATCCAAATTCATCGTAATATCAATACGCCCCGGACGAATTAGTGCCGGATCCAGTTTATCATAATGATTACTACTTATTCCCAAGATGCGCCCGGGCGTCTCTTTCAGTCCATCCCAAAGATTCAAAATATCGTCTAGCGTAATCGGATCGTCGATTGACGCCGACTTCAAACAAGTTATATCCGCTTTTTCGTTATTTTCGACCATCAGTTTCAAAATAGCGTCGGTGGAATTGTTTATGATCGGCTTCTTTTCCCGCGTCTTGCTCGATCTTTTCAAAACAACATCTCCCATACAATCAATATCCTCAATAATAATGATTTTTTTATCGAACCCGATAGGTTTATTGTCGTAGTTGTACTTGTCTTCGTAAAAGAAATCCTCGAGTTGCCGTTTCGTTTTAATGAGTTTCAAAGACAAAACGACCAAATGACGCCCTGTCAAATTGGCCAGGCATTTGAAAAACGACGTCTTGCCGGTTCCCGGCGGACCGTGGAGACCTATACCCAATGTATACGGGATTCCGTTTTCGTAATACCACGATTTGTTTTGTAAAAAGAATTGTATTTTTTCCAAGACCCCCCTCTTGCCTTCGAAAAACATGTTCGAAAACGTCCGACTACTTTCAAAAGGAAATTCTCGCCAACAGTCGTATTTGGAATGTTCACTGGTCTCTGTTGTGGACAAGGTATAAATATATTGTTTGCCCTTTCGGTCTTGGTCGATGTCGTCCAAATGTTTTTGCTTCAATTGATTCACATATACCAACAAATCATTGAGCGAAACGTGATAGGAATAGAGTGTAATTTTGATCGTATCCGTATTCATCGCCGATGTTTTTTTATCGCCTTCTGTATGCTCGGTGGAAATATCAATGTTTGCGTATATTTTGAGGTCTTTGTCGTATAAAATATCTCGGTTCTGCGAAATAATATACATGTCTTCGTCTATCGGCTTACCATGATGACGTTTTGAGGTGATATATTCTTTGATTCCGTGGACGGATTGGTTATTTGAGACGTTATTCAAAATGTCTTTTAGCAAAGCCTTGAACGTATCCGTAAAAGACGACGAGATGAATGGAGTCATTTCATATTTTGCAATGATGAAATTCACCTTACCTTCGAAAACAATGGAAGTTTTTTTGAATATACAGGATTTTATGAGATCTGAAATATTCACCAGCTGTTTATTGGAAAAAGAATCGTAGGCGAATTTGCTAAAATAACTCATTACAGTAAACAACAGCGTTGAAACGATGGCGTTTAGAATCGGATTGTCCGTTTTGAAATAACTGAACAAAGACATTTGAGCCGCCTGCTGGACATTATCATACATATTGAATGTTTATAGTTCAATATTTATGCCTTTTTTAAAAATATTGTTCAATTAGTGTGAATTTTATTCTTGGAAAATACCACGAATAAACTAAATGCAAAAGGGTTGATAAAAGAAAAAGGGAGGGGTCTGGAAATCCGAAAGATTTCTGAAGAACCTTAGCGAAGCAAAAGGTTCCCTGCTTTAAGCGCGCTCCCTGCCAACCGTGCGGCTCTTTGCTGTGCCGCGCCTCTTACCCGTCTTCCTCTTGACATAGCCGAACTTGCCCTTCTCGGCAAAGTAGCCAGCTTTCTCTAAACGTTTCTCTTTCTTGGCGGTCTTGTGCTTCGCCGCCGAAACAATGCGACCGTGCTTATTCATGAGGAGCTGGCTCTTAATCAAACCCCCGGGGGTTTTATACGCAGTTCCGTGCCAGACCTGCTGCCGGGAACCAATGAGTTCCTTGAACGATTTTCCACTAACGTTGTACATACCATTATCTCCGCGCGACGGACGTTTCATTATATATTACACAAATATTTTTTCTCTAAATGAAGGTGGTATTATTAACGAAAATAGGATTATTGCATTTATATTTTTGACCTCCTACATTTGGACAATTTTTAACGACAAAGGTGGAAGTGATAGGAAACGTTTGAGGCGTTCTCGTTCTTAGAATCTCAGCGTAACGCATCTTGGAACTAATATTCGGATTGTTTCCACCGGTCTGTGTCTTCAAATATTGGACGTTGGGTTTGCATTTGGATTGACAGTATTCGAAGATTTCGTTGAATCGCGGCATTATATATTTTTGGCTAGATTATATACCTGTGATAATATTTATGCAAAACCAAAGGAAAAGGTTGTCGAGGCACATAAACAAAAGGCGTGGACGGCGTTGGCGCTAAATAATCTAAACAAAGCGATTGATTGATACAATTTTGTGTTGCCGCAACGGTAGGTTGCAATGCGGTGTATTTTTTACTAGCAAATGTTTCGAGACCAGGTGCAGTTCTAACGTATAATCCGTACCGCATTTTCTTCGGCAAATACGCATTTTGCGCCGTGCCTTTGGTTAAAAGCAGAGTTTTTTTGGTGATGGGCGTTAAATCGGGTTTATCGCATCGCGTCGGGCAAGTACAATTATCCATGTCGGGCATTATATATTATATACTATATACCCTCAAAATAATCATAGTATATCCATTCCCGAATAGTTCAACAACATTCTTTTACTAGTAGTCTCTACCAGCAATCCACCGTTTGCATAAATGCCATAATTCATTCGTTCGTCGTCGTGGTCCAGAGCTAAATGCCAAATATTATATAGTCCTTCGCAATCATACGGTTCCGCGCGATCATCAATACAAGCCATTAATCTATATTTATTTTCAGTAACCATAATTCTTCCGAGTAATTCATTATTCATTTCTTTTTGTTCGTCGGTTAAATGACTCACTAAAATGGAATGACATCCCGTAATGAATAAATCTTCTGTGAGTTCCGGATAATTTGACGGGGTGCATTTATACAATCGTTCTTTTGATCTTGATTTGTTTCCTGGATTATATATTTTGGAATTGCCGATCATATTCACGGGAACATAACCGCTTCCGGAAGTTTTTACAAGTACGCCTTTGCGAATATCTTGAATCGGAAGATATATTTCTTTATTATCCACCAAACATAAAATTTTTGAATCTTCCTTGAAACATATTACTGGAATAATAACATATTCAATGTTTGTAAAATAGGGACTAATATTCCCGAGAGGAGATGCGTTAGAAAATACAATGGCCGTATCACCAGTAGCAGGAAAATTTGGAGAGGATACAGTGGGAAGAGATTTGCCCGAAAATGTTACTGTCAAAAGATTTGCGCAACCCGAAAATGCTTCTCTATTAATCGCTGTAACCGTGCTAGGAATAGTGAAACTTGTTAAAGATGTGCAACTGTCGAACATGTATTCGGTAATAGTTGTAACACGATTTCCTAAACTAACGGTTGCTAAACTACTGCAAATAAAGAATATATTGGTGCCAAGAGACGAAAATGCAGTACTTCCATTATCAAAGGTTACACTAGTTAATGTTGTTATATTATAAAACGCCAGGTCGCCAATCGTCAAAACAGTGCTCGGAATAGTGATACTTGTTAATCTGGATCCGTTAAATACGGTACGGCCAATCGCTGAAACTGTGCTGGGAATAGTAAAACTTGTTAAAGAAGTACACAGTTGGAACATACCCTCAGCAATAGTTGTAACGCGATTTCCTAAAGTGACGGTTGCTAAACTAGAACAATAGACGAATATATTGACGCCAAGAGACGAAAATGCAGTACTTCCATTATCAAAGGTTACACTAGTTAATGTTCTTATATTATTAAACGACTCGTCGCCAATTGTCAAAACGGTATTCGGAATAGTGATACTTGTTAATCTGGATGCCTGAAATGCAGAAGTACCAATAGCTGAAACTGTGCTGGGAATAGTAAAACTTGTTAAAGAAGTACACTGTTGGAACATGGCCTCAGTAATAGTTGTAACACGATTTCCTAAAGTGACGGTTGCTAAACTAGAACAATTGTTGAATATATTGATGCCAAGAGACGAGAACGCCGTACCATTATCAAAGGTCACGCTTGTTATATTCGCATTGTAAGCAAATGCGCTTGTTGCAATGGTTGAAACCGCATAAGTTATAGACGTACCAGGATCTGTAACCGTGGCGGGAATTGTTACGGACCCAGTTGCGCTTGCTCCACTAGTCAATTGCACATTAGCACCATCTAATATGGTGTATACAATATTAGTCACCGTAAAAGTAGACATTATATAGTTAAAATATATTATTATCTCTAAATCTATAAATAAATAAATGTATTTTCAGGGAACCTTTTGCTACGCTAAGGTTCCCCGCCGCTTCGCTGTACCCCTCCCTTTGGCGAGGTGGTAAGAATCTTTGAAACTTGACATGCCCAGTAAGGGAGGGGTACAGCGAAGCGGCGGGGAACCGTAGGTTCCCTGAGTAGGTTCCCTGAAATAAAATTGAATACAAAATGACTTATAAATTTTGTCGTATAAAACCAGAATGGAGTCAAAAGATGCCGCACTTGCCAAACAATACCAGCGTAAAACGGATCGTCAACATATCCTAGATAATCCGGATACGTACATCGGGTCGGTGGAAAACATCGAATCCGACATGTGGATCTACGACGAGTCGCAAAACCGCATTCATCAAAAGACCATCGAGTACATCCCCGGACTCTATAAACTCTTCGATGAAGGCATCGTGAACGCCCGTGATCACGTCATCCGAATGATCCAATCCAAGATGATTGAGAAGCAGTTCGTGACTTACATCAAAATCGGAATCACGGACGACGGAACCATCACTCTCACCAATGACGGAAACGGAATCGACGTCGCGAAACATCCCGAGTTTGACATCTGGATTCCCGAGCTCATTTTCGGTCATCTCCGGACTTCGACGAACTATAACAAGGACGAGAAGAAGATTGTCGGCGGAAAAAACGGGTTCGGATTCAAGTTGGTCCTCATCTGGTCCACGAAGGGTAAAATCGAAACAGTGGATCACATTCGCGGTCTAAAGTACGTGCAAGAGTTCTCCGACAATCTTTCCGTGATCAAGCCGCCCGTCATCACGTCGGCGCGCGCCACAAAACCATATACCACGGTTTCTTTTAAGCCCGATTATGCGCGCCTCGGAATCCGCGGCTTAAGTCCAGACATGATCGCTCTTCTGAGAAAGCGTGTCATGGACATTGCGGCGGTCACGGATCATTCGATCAAGAAGATCAAGATTTCGTACAACGATACGGTGGTTCCGGTGAAGAATTTCCAGCACTATATTGATCTATACGTTGGAGAGAAGTCGGAGTCAAA